ACATCATCACTATGGAATACCCCAGCGTGGGTATAAGCCACGCTGGATCTTCTGACAAGATCAACAAAATTGTTGTTTCCGTTGATAGTTGCTGCGAATAATTCATTTAAGTTCTTCATAGAGAACTCCTTTCTCCCCGTTTACGCCGCTAGGTCAGCAATGGAATAGTTTAAACTGTGATAACCAGACTTTATCACAGTTAAATAATATATAAGAAAAAAAAAACGATTTTCGTATTTTCTATGTTCCCAGATATTATCTCATCTTCCCTCTTATTATATACTTAATATATTATAAGTATAATTATTATATTTTATATAAATAAGAGAGAAGAAAAAAGAAGACTACTACACATAGTCTTCTTCTCTCATTCTACAGCTTAAAGACATAATTCCAATAATGCCTTCTGTATGTCCACCAGCAGTTTCTGGCATATGACATAGTAGCATTATTTTCCTTACACCACTTTTCAGACACTATGTCTTCCTCGGTCAAGTCATAGACGATAGGAATGTCATGTGCTCTGAACACATTCTTTCCCCTAGTCGCTTGAAATTCTTCAAGTGTTTCAAATCCAATAGATTGTTCTGGACTACTATCAACCCAGTCTTCTAATCCGACTGTAGATAGCAACTTTCTACAATCTTCAGTACTCCAAGAAGTTCTGAAGATCTCGATGAAGTTATTCTCTCTGAAGTATTTACGAGCGTCCCTCTTAGCGAAGTAATTGTCTGGAACGCTGTCCCAGAATTTCTTTACCTCACCAAACGCAACTACTTCGTCGGAGAACCAAGATAACAATTTCATAGTTCTCACATTGTGCATATTGGTTCCGTAATCTTGACCTTTATATTTGATAAGATCACGAACCCAAATGAATCTCTTTCCATTCCTGTCTCTCTGAACATTCATGTGACGCAATGCCCAACCTAGAAATGGACGGAATGTACCAGCACCTCTTCCTTCCAAATAGATTCTCCAGTTGTTTCTTACCTTACCATTAGTATTGTTCATCATAACAATTCTCCTTCTCCCCGTTAACGCCGATAGGTCAACCTAAATTTGATTAAGTAGTCATAAGCACGTAACTACACAGAAATAATGTATATGTCTATTAAAATCTGATAACTAATATTTTTCAAACTATTAGCTTTCAATTCTCGTATATACTTGATATTAACCAAATATAAGAAAGTTGAGGTACTATTATGGGAAAGAATTTATTAATTAATGCTCTTAGAGAAAATGCACCTAAGGGGGAGAACTATTTTGATTGTAACGCTAGTGTGATTTCTTACAAAACAGGAAATCCTATATTAGACTATTATTTAGGGTATAAAGTAAGAGTATTTGATGGTGATAATAATATCGTTGATGAATATCCTAGTATTGGAATTACTGCTGGTTGTTTCGTAACAGTTATTGGAAAACCATCTACGGCTAAAACTACTATGGTAGAAGCTATTGCAGCAAATATTGTAAGACCATTTGAAAATGGTTCTGTTATTCATTTCGACTTAGAGCAATCAGCCAATTATTCAAGAATTCAAGCTATTACTAAGTTAAGAATGAAGGATATGGAAGATGGTAAATATATCTTAAGACAAGAGATGAACACCATTTCTGATATTAAGAAAACTATTATTAGATTATATAGAGAAAAGACAACTAATCCAGATAAGTATCAATATAATACTGGTAAGAAAGATGAGTTTGGTAATGACATAATTTTGTATGTTCCTACTGTTATTATCATTGACTCTATTGCAACACTATCTACAGAATTGAATGAAGATAGTAAGAAAGATTATGTAAAGATTGAGGAAGTTAGTTCTCAGACAGATAGAATGAGATTAACTGGAGAAATCTCCAGATTTTATACTGAATCTTTACCATATATAAGAACTGCAAATATTACTGTATTTGCAATTAATCAGATTAAGACTAATTCTAGTATTGGTATTATAAAATCTCCAGCAGAGATCTTATACTTAGACCAAGATGAAACTATGCCTGGTGGTAAAGCACCTCAATTCTATGCTCATATCTTATGGAAGAATAAAGCTATTGGTAGTGAAAAGTATACACTAGAAGAACATGGATTTGATGGATTTGGTATTGAGGTAAAGATTATCAAATCAAGAGTAAGTCAAGCAGGTCAAAATATTTTTGTTATCTATGATAAGGTGAGAGGAATTGACTCATTAAGAACATCATTAGCTTATGCTAAAGATGTAGGATTATTAGCTGGTAATAAGAATAAGATGTATTTCATTGATGATAAAGATATGTCATTCAGTATGGTACATTGTCATGACGATTTTAAAGCTAGACCAGAATTATACAAGAAATTATATTCATCAATTATTCCTATACTAGAAACCAGATTATCTGCAATAGATGATGGAGAATTGGATTTTGATGAGAATGAATATGATTACTAATAATTAGGGAGGTAATTTTATTTATGAGAGTGATGATAGTAATACCTGTATTAAAAAATAAAGCTGATGGGTATAAAGACAGATATAATACTATTAGAGATAAGATTATCGAAAGAGGTGATAAACCAGTAGCATATATTAACTTATATAACTGCATGGATCCCCTATCAGATAAAGAGCAATTATATAGACTATATTACAGTATAGAAGTAATGAAGGATTGTGATTGTGTCTATTTTGGAAAAGGGTGGAATACAGATATTAGATGTATTGATGATTATACAGTAGCATCTAAATATGGATTAAAGATTGAATATGAAGGAGTATAGATATGAAAGTAATGATTTCACAACCAATGAGAGGTAAGGATATTGAAGATATCAGAAAGAAGTGGAATGAAGTTAAGACATTATTAGAATCACAAGGAGATATAGTAATTGATAATATCACAGACTTTGGTACTATTGATGTGAATACAACTAATATTTCATTAGTTGGATTATCTTATGCTATTAATGCTATGTCGAGATGTGATGGAGTATATTTCTGTAAAGGTTGGGCAGACGCTAGAGGATGTTTAGTAGAACATCTTATTGCTAGAGAGTATGGACTCACTTGTATCTATGAGTAATATTGGTAGGATGTGTGAATAGCACATCCTATCTTTAACCGTAAAATTGATATATATATATACATTATTTGAATGAATCATTAATAAAATTGAAGTTGACCTATCGGCGTAAACGGGGAGAAAGAGGTATCCTATGAGATATTACAAGAGCAGATTCTATGATACTATCAACACAAGATATATTCTTATGCAAGGACAACATATCTTGGAATTAGATTCCATAATCCCAGATGATGTGGCTGAAAATATGACATTGAAAGATCGGGTATTGAAATCCAAAGAAGTGGTAAAATATCCAACAAGTCTCGAATACCCATCAATGTTGGATTTGAGAACATTTGTTAATCTGCATAATAAATATGATGCTGATTGGCAAGTTCTCATTGATCTTGGGGTTGATGAATACAACCAGTTCTTTCCTAATGGGTTATTGATACTAGAAATAACTGCAATCAAGATGTTTATTTCAGAGCATCCAAGATTTGTAGATGCTCTGAAATTCACGTTATCGTCCGATGATCCTAGCAGGATCAGGAAACTGGCAATATTTGCCAGGAGGTGGGTAACACCTTATGCGGAGAGGGGCGTGTGGGAGAATGATTCCACACTCAGACTTAAGAACCACCTTAAGTTCATCTTGGCTGTGGCGGAAGGGGTTGTGCAATAGCACCCCCTTCTTTTTTTATTTTTTCCTATGACAATTATTTAGTTCATATTGGATATCATAGATATATTATTTATTGGTAACAATTTCCAATATTGTAAACAAAATATAATTAAGGAGGTTAATTGAGATGAGGAGATTGAGCAACAGACCAGTTGAGATTGTAGTGAAAGGAACAGACAAGTATTATGTACTTATTCTAAACAAATTGTATCGTACAGATATCTACACAGATCCAGAAGATCTTTCGGATAAGTATGATAAGATTGCTGATTTAGATAAGGGTTATACACATACTACATTAACTGAAATTCTTGAAGTTGCAAACAAGATTGGTCTTGATGATGATTTGGCTGTAGCATTAGGTTTACCGAGATTAGTGATGTATGGTAAACGAATCCGTAAGTTTGTGAAGAAGTATGACAATGATGTTATAAACAGATATATCAATACATTGAGATATGCATTAGACTCAGATGATATCTTAGTGAAGATAATGATTTTGAGAGTTATCTTTAAATATGAGAAATTCGCAATCTTATATGAAACAGCACATCAGAGTGCACTTGATATCATAATAGAACACACTATTACTGATATCAATAAAATTAGAAATATGAGTAAAGGAGACAATTAGAATTATGACATTAGAGAAGATTAAACTTATTGCATTAAGTAGCTTGATGTTGGCTATGGGAAGTAGTAGTGTAACATACGCTGAGAGTAGCATTACTGAGGAATTTGATCCACCAGAGGAATTAGATGCTAATGGTAATTACATTGTGAATAGTATTGATTCAGGCGATTCAACTAATTCTAAGTATGATAGATTAGATATCAAGATCAATCATCATGAGAATGAAGTACCAGTGTATAGTAAGGTATTTCTATTACCAGAGGGTAGTAAGAACCCAGTTTATAAAGTAACTTGCACATATGGTGAACCTATTAATGGATTCACAAACAATATGTTGCCTAAGCCTAAGTCATATAAGGTAGAGATATTGGATAAAGATGAGTGTAATAAGTATGATCCGATATTCCTAAATACTAATACAATCATTAAGGCTACTAGTGAGCATGATTATAATGGTATCTTTATTCATAGATGGTTGCCAATACTTAGGAAAGCTGATCCTAAGAACAGATCTAAATACAATTATGTTATTAAGAATGATGGAAGTGCTGGATATGTTCCATCAGTTAATATTGTGAATATCTCACAAGCTAGTATTGAAGATACGGTCAACATCGTAAACAAGTAATTATTAAATAGAGACTCTACTAACATTAGAGTCTCTATTTTTTTATATACTCTAAGACACTAATTACTAAGATTTATTCTTCGTCATACATTATTATGATGGATTTAGTAATTGAACTAAATCACAGAGTATATTTAAAGGAGGAAATATATAATGAGTATTAAGACCAAAAAGAAAACTTCATTAAGACCATTACTAGAAGCTATTAATGAAGATTTCGCAAATCAGGATGTTGAGGGAGTTGACAAAAGGTTATCATTATTTGGTAAATGTGCATTAACTCATATTGGATATAATAATAGTACTAGAACCAATATGAATACATCACACGTTTCACAATTCTTAAATTTAAGAAATCCAGATTTCCCACATGTCTATTTCGGTGCTGAGATGACAGTAGGTGATAATTCTAGTGGTTATCTTAAGATTAAAGATGATGCTGTAGTTGTTGATAAGATTGTCAAGTTTGATGATTTGTGTGAAGAATGGAATACAGAACCTCAAATATATGCATTATTCTTATATTATCCAGAGAAGGATAAATATGATCTTATTATTAGACAACCTGTAGAAAACTTATCTGAAGTATTTGGATTCTCATATAATGATGAGTATATGGATAATTTAAAATCTGGTGATAAGATTAGTAAGGATACAGTAATCTATAAATCAAATTCATATGATGAAGATATGTTATATGGATTTGGTAAAGATGCAAATGTTATGTATACATTAGATCCTACTACTATTGAAGATGCTGCGGCTATTAGAAAAGGCTTTGCAGACAATTTTGCTAGTGATGAAGTTGAGCAATATAGAGTTGGATTAAATACTAATGACTTCTTACTTAATGTATATGGTGATAAAGATACATATAAGACATTACCACATATTGGAGAATCTGCTGATGGTATTGTGTGTGCTAGTAGAAGACAATTCAACAATCAGCTATTATACGACTTTAAAACATCTAGTTTACAAGAAATTATAGATGGAGATAAAGTCTATTATGGTAATGGAAAAATTGTAGACTACACAGTATATATTAACGATCAGGAATTTGAAGATAATCCATTCACACACGATATCTATACTATCTGGCAATCACAATTAAGATTCTGGACTAAGATTAATGAAGTCTGTGATAGGATTATTAATCAATCTAATTCAGAATATAGTAGAGATGTTGATTACTACTATAAGTTATCAAATCAGCATTTAGACACTAAAGCTAAATGGAGAGATGCTGATAGAACCTATGGTGATATTGTGATTGATATTACTATTGATAGAGTAGTTACTGTTGATAAAGGTCAGAAGATAACTCCAAGATATGGTAATAAATCAGTTACTGGAGTATTAGTAGATGATGAAGATATGCCATATATTTATAATGAAGATGGTAGTGTTACTAGAGCTGATGTATTAATAAACTTATTAGCTATCATTAATAGAACTACTGCATTTCCATTATATGAATTAACTATCAACTGGTTCTGCACTAAGTGTATCAGACATATGAGAACTCTTAAGAGTAAGAAGAAACAAGAAGAAGTATTATTTGAGTTCCTGAATGATATGAATGAAGATTATGCTATAGAGAATAGAGTAATCTATGATAGATTATCTGATAAAGAACAGAAAGAATATCTTAAGGATGTTATGTATGGTGATGGAATCTATATTAGAGAATTACCATTAAATGAGAAGGTATTATTATTTGATAGAGTTATCAAGATCTATCAGAAGTATGATTGGTTAACTGATGATATTACATACATTAATAAATTTGGTAGAGAGATTCCAATACTATCAAGATATAGATTAGCTAAGATGTATGTAATGAAGTTAAAACAGACTTCTAGGAAAGGTTTCTCTGCAAGAAATATGGGAGCTATTAATAGTAAATCATTACCAGAGAGATCTTATAATAAGAAAGTCCATCTTGATAGAGTTTCTTCTACACCTATTAGATTTGGTGAATATGAATCAATGAATTTCCAGATAGGTGTTAAACCAGAAGAATATCTATTATTCCAAGAGTTGTATAGAACTTCAGTTAAGGGTAGAAAAGACTTAGCTAAAATCTTAATAGATCCAGATAAAGATTTCGGATATATTGATGATAGTTATACTTCAAGAACTGCTGAAATTCTTAATGTTGTATTGATGTCATTAGGGTATAAGAATGAATTTATTAATGAGAAGAATAGATTAAAAGATTATACTGGTCATGTAGAATCTATTCATATTAATAAAGAAAGCTATTTATTAGATGACTTAGATGCAACATTGTTGGAGAATGTTATATCTATAGAGGAAGATGTATATAGTGAGAAACCATTAATAGATAAAGATGAATTGATCGATATTGTAAGAGAGAGATTGGCATCTGGTATGTTTGTTAGTGGAAGTATTGATAGTGAAGATATCGAAAGAATAATCAATCTTAGATATAACTAATATTAGTTTATCATATGGGAGAATTATAATTCTCCCATATTGTATTAATGAGGAAGGAGAATATAATTTAAGAAATATGAATGATACGATGAAACGAATAATACTAACTGTAATTTATTTATTAATAGGCTTAGGTATTATAGTTGGTGGTAAACACATATACTTTATGTTTGATGGTAAGCTTATTAGAGTTATCATAGAAGTTATATGTATTCTATTAGAACTAGTGATATTATTTAGATTGTTTGATACATGGGATATAGAGTTAGATCAATAAGCACTTATAAAAATGGTGTTATAATATTTAAGTGAACAACAATAAAAATACATAATAAGGAGGATAAGATTATGACTGTTGTTATGATTATCGCATTGATTATTTCATGGCAGATAGGAAAGGCTATTTACGAGAGTTTCTATGGTGATAGAGTTATCGTAAGGAATTGGGTGGCTAAAAGATTCATATGTTTCTTTATACCGTTCTGCATCATCTTCGGAATCATAGGCTCAATGGTAGGATAAAAAAGTTTGGGTATATAGGAATATCCTATATACCCAAAAACACTATTATTTTTTATTCATTGTTATTATATGTATGAATAGCCAAACACAATGTTTTAATTTTATCGGTTATTCTCTCATACTCAGGATTGAGATCTCTAGTTTTGTAATATATGCGATTAATCGCAGTCTCAAGCCTGTCATATTCATCAGTATATTCATCACGATTATATTTATCAGGGTTAAGAACAAAGTGTTGTAGTTTTTTCAAATCATTGAACAATTCTTTACCTTTAGGATGTTTCTTTTCTCTATCAATTTTCTCAAATTCATCAAAGGCAGGACCGAGTCTAGCTTTGCTTTTTTCAACAGCACGTGATTTAGTTGCATTAATATCACTCATAACCTTATGTTTAGTTCTATTAAACTTATGCATTTCTGAACTCTTAGTGATATTTCTTGCAAGATCTTCCTGACCATTGTTCAAACTAGTCAGTATCTCATTTACAGTATCATTTACTTCTGACACATACTTATTACAGACACTGATAGTGTATCTAAGATTACCATCACAATTCATAGTATCCAGTTCATTTGATAATTTTGTAATCCGTTCGTTAATTTTCACTAATACTTCAGTCAATTCTTTAATGCGTTGAGTGACCTTTACTGTATCGAACTTAAATTCTGTTACATTAGACTTGTTCTTTTTAGAATCTTTTTTCTTCTCTTCCTTAACATCTTCTACTTCATTTTTCACTTCATTAGCAATCTTACTGGCAGTTAATGCTCCAGCACCAACGGTTCCAACAAGTGCTAAACCTTTTAAAATCTTAGGTTTAAGCTTAATAAGCTTATTAGTTCTGGTTTCTAATGATTTAGATACTGATATTTTTGCTTTAGAATCTGGTTTATTCTTAGAGAAGAACGTCTTCACTTTTTCAACGATTGTACGAATAATCTTCATAATTCCGTCAATAATCTTACCAAGGATTCCCTTCTTAGCTTCAGTAGCTTCTACTACATAGTCAATATTACCATAATAAATATCGTCTGGTGTATACCCTTCAGTTAACATTTGATGATTACTATTGATTGCTAGAATATTGATATTCGTATCAATTTCATTATATTCATTGAATAAACTATCAATTTTATATTCAACATTTCGTATATATTGTACATGTGTCATAACGACAACCCTCCAATGAAGGTATGGAGGTAAATACTTTTAAAGTATTTACCCCCCCCCCAATTATTATTTTTTGTATGATATCTACTTCATATTTGAATACATTCTGTCAAGTAAATCAATTATATGATAACCGACTGTCTCGTACTCTTTGTCAATATTTTTAGAACGCCTAACCTTATCTTCAGCTTTATAGGATTCACTAGTACAAGCTTTCTTATATTTATCAATATCATCATATTTATCACGACTATAAACAACTTGTTGGTATTTTTTCAAAGCACTAAATATTGCTTTACCCTGCGGATCTTTCTTTTCTCTGTCAACCTTCTCAAAATCATCCATAGCTGAATCAATTTGAGATTTAAGTTTATCCATAGTGCGAGCTCTAGTTGCTGTAATGTTAGACATAGTCTTATCTTTTACTCTATCAAACTTATTCATTGCTGAACTCTTAGTAATAGTTCTTGCAAGCTCTTTCTGATTGTTGCTACCAGCATTTAGACTAGCCATCATCTCATTTACAGTATTAGTCACCTCTGTTGTATATCTAGTACAACTACCAAGGATAGCTCTAAACTCATCAGGAGCTTTCGCAGTATCAATCTTATTTGATAATTCAGTAACAGACTTATTGATATTTGTCAATACACCAGTTAAATCTTTAATATGTTGGATAATCTTTCCTGAGTCGAATTTAAATTCTGTAGTAGCAGACTTGCTCTCCTTAGAATCTTTTTTCTTCTCTTCTTTAACAGCTTCTACTGTATTTTCCATTTCCTTAGCAATTTTCTCAAGCTCTTCATGACTCTTAACATCAACTTCAATCTGTTTGGTAGTACCATAGATCTGACTTTGTCCCATTGTACTACTAGCTTTTCCACTAATCTTTGATGGTGTTGCACCTGATGTAGCTTTAGCATATGTATATTCAGCAGATGATGTTGATAGATTAGCTGCACTGATGTTTCCCTTATTCTGTGGATTACTGAGTTTATAACTTTTAGGATCAGCTTTAAGTGAATATGGGCTAGTAGGTTTAATATATTCACCAGTGCGTGCTGATTGATCAGTAGCATGTATATTTGTATTATCAATTGGAGCAGTTAACTTATGGTCTGTAATATCAGCTTTAAGTAAATATGGATTAACCTCTGCACTTTTACCTTTACCTTTAGCAACTTTACTAGCAACCAATGCTCCAGCACCAACAGTTCCAACAAGTGCTAAACCTTTTAAAATTGTCGGCTTAAGCTTCATAAGCTTACTAGTTCTACTCTCCAATGATTTAGCTACTGGTACTTCTACCTTAGGATCTGGTTTATTCTCGGAAAAGAATGATTTAACCTTATCGACGATTGTACGAATCATTTTGATAATTCCATCAATAATCTTACCAAGAATTCCTTTCTTAGCTTCGGTAGCTTCTACCATATAGTCGATATTCTCATAATAAATATCGTCTGGGGTATATCCTTCATTCAACATCATATGATTACTATTAATTGCTAGAATATTGATATTCGTACTAATCTCATCATATTCAGTAAATAAACTATCAATTTTATAGTTAATATTTCGTATATATTGATCATGTGTCATAAAACGATTATAACCTTCCTTTCATATATATATATCTTTAAAAATAAGTACACTTATAATATTATTGAGATTATCATATCAACAGACGTAATAATTATAAGACCTATCTCAACATTAGAGATAGGTCTTACATTAAGAATATAATAAAAGCATTATAACAAAAGAGTTATCTGTTAAAGATGAATCTTATAACAAACAACATTCATTATCAATGAATTTAATTATTGGTTATATTGATATTTTATTATAATAATTAACTGATACTTTTTTGTTATTGTTTAAAAGTATTGACTATTATTTATAATAGTGCACAATTCCACGTAATCCATTACTAATTCTACTTACATAACCATGATAACGTTCGTCAAAATCATATTCATCAAAAAGACCATTAATCTCATCTAGTTGAGAATCAATTTCTTTAATACGATCCTTTTCGGGAATACTCTTATCGTATGCGGTATCATACATATGCTTTAATATTTTATATATTCTCCAACCATCAGGATCACCATCTTTCCCTCTATCATATTTATCAAATTCTTTTAGTTCTTCATCAATTTTATTTCTAAGCTTTGGTATTGCAACATTGTTAATCTCTTTAGTACCACGAATAGTGGTAATTTTAAGTTTATTTAATTCACGCATTTCTGAACTATTACTAGCAATACCCCTAGCAGATTTTGATTCTGAACTAGCCAAAAACTTTGTTATCCAGTTTATATAATCTGCAATATCACGTGTATATCCATTACACAACCATAATGTTTTATAAATATCCTTAATGGAAGCATCAGTATTCATTTTCTGTTTTATTTTTTCGATCTTATTATTAACAGCGGTTAATGAATCGGTCGTATTTTTAATAGCTTCGATAAGTGTGCTTACTCGAGATTCTTCGATTTCAGCTTTAGCTTTATCCAGTACTTGTTGACCAGCCGCATTTACTCTAGCATCAACCAGACTCATAAATCTCTTTAATTCCTCATCGTCCTCCTTCATATCATTCAACGCATCTTCAGTCTCCTTATTGATTTTCTCAAGTTCTTCATGCTTCTTCGTATCAACCTCAGTAGGTTTTGTTTGGGTATCGGTTGATCCTTGAATCGGCACATTATTAGATTTTCCATCATTTTTTGATGGTGTTGTACTCGATGTATCTTCTTTAGGTTTAGGTGTATCATTAGGCGTATTCTTAGATGTATCATCTTTTACCTCTGTACCTTTATCACGACCTTTAGCAACCTTATTAGCAACAACTGCACCAGTACCAATAGTTCCAACGATTGCTAAACTTTTTAAAATCATAGATTTAAGTTTCTTAATTTTATTACCCTTAGTGATTAATACCTTAGGTACCATTACTTTTGCTTTAGGATCTGGTTTATTCTTAGTGAAGAACAACTTCACTTTTTCAACTACAGTCTTAACAATCTTAATGATACCATCAATAATTCTACCGATGATACCTTTCTTCTTTTCA